ATGTTTTTAGAAATGCAAAAGAACCCTCCACCTGAGTCTGCATATGAAGGAACATTTGAAGATGATCCAAGGGCTTTAAAAGAAATAGAGTATGGTCGAGTTGTAAAAAACCCAACAGAGATACATCGAGGTGAAACTTCTTTAGCTGAAATAATGATGCCGACTAGCACTTATAAACATAAAAAAGGATCAGCACGAGATGGATTTCGGTATACAAGAGAGGAATCAAAATGAAGTGCTGGCATTGTAATACGGAACTTATATGGGGAGGTGATCACGATTTAGAAGAGGAAGATTACGAAGACTTTTCTATGTCTACTAATCTTAGCTGTCCAAAATGTGGCTCTCACGTAGATGTTTATTTACCAAGGGGAAAGGAAAATGAAATGGAAGAATCTGTAAAAAACGCATGGCTTGTAGAGATATATAGCCCCCAAGATGAGACATGGGATTTAGTAAGAGCCTATCCCTCTACAAAGTTGGTAACTATAAATGGTGCAATGATGCACCCAGACCAACAAGAAGATATAAATGAAGCAAGGGCTTGTTTACATTATACACAGTTAAGTAAAAGAGATACATTTGCAGAGTATCGTTGGCGGTTTGGCTTTTTTAATGGGTATAGTCATAACATGTCTCAAAAAGAATGGAACTATAAAATTATCTACGATCCAATTAGTCAAAAAACTGAGGAGGACAGCTAATGAAGATAGACCGTTCATCATATTATCGTATCAGAGTAACTAGTAAAGGAAGTAATGGTTCATCCTATATTGGTTCATTCAAAACAAAAGAAGAAGCCCAAAAGAGAATAAAGTTTTTACCAGAACACCAGCAAAAAGATGGTCTTTATTCAGTCAGGGTAGAGCATATGGAAGGCATGCTCTCCTACAGTTTTAGCGATTAAAAACATTACTTTGTAATTTTATTGCCCTTTTTTGTACCTTATACTTTAGTAAAGTTAAATTAAAGAAAGGTAGAATATGTCGAATATATGTAGAGCCTGTAACGAAGCTGAGGTAAGTAAACCTCGTCTTCTTTTGGGTTATAAAATTTGTCTAAAATGTGGGGAAAAAGATGCACGTCAGGTTGTGCATACAATAGTTCCTATGCATAAGTCAAATTATGTAGTAATATCAAACTATGACGAGTTAGTCAGCATCAATACAAAGGGAGGGTAGCGATGGCTTGGAAACAACTTGAAGAAGGTCATGGGTTCGGATATATGGAATATTGGGATCCTGAAGATTGGGCACATCCTGAACATCCTAAAGAAATTTTCCCAGACGGTGAAGAGATGTCAGAAGAAGCATCTGCTGGACTTATGAACGCTCCATGGTATGGAGGTAATCGTTTTGAGGTTTATCAGTTTAACCATAAAGCACGATGTTTAGAAGAGGGTGATATCTTATATACTTATGTCATTCACCATAAAGATGAAACATGGAACTTTTTCAGATATAGATCGGAGGTATAAATGAAGCATACGTGGAAAATAACATATCCTGATGGAGAGATCGAGTTTTGGCACGATTCCGTCAGCGATGTTGTGCCAGAACTGGCTCGCCTACAAAAAATTCATAATGGGGGTGTTAGTATCGATTTACATCATACTCAAATAGTAGAGGATTTGGAGGATAGTGATGGCAAAGTTACGAAACATTGACGTCTACCATAACCTTACGGTCAATGCACCAAAAGGATCTTATGAGTGGACTAAGAAACTAGGGCAACAACATATTTGCCTGAATAAGCCGCAGTTGAAACAAGCAACTTTATGTGGTAAACCAATGCTGGGTAATAATTATGCAAGTATCATTCCCCAAGCATACAAAACACAATGTTTAGAGTGTCAAAAACTTCTTTATCATTTCAATAAAGATAGGGCATAAAAAACAAAATATAAGGCAATACTTTGTACTAGTAATGATAATTATTGCCTTATATACTATATCTAACTTAAATATTAACTAATAGACAGAAAGGAAGAATTATGTCTCATAACGTAGAAACAATGGCTTGGGCAAATGCAAAGCCTTGGCACGGTCTAGGCACAGAAGTGTCAGACGATCTAACTCCAATCCAAATGCAAAAAGCTGCACAGCTTGATTGGACCGTAAGTAAGCGACCAGCTTACACTATCAACGAACCAGAGTGGTCTGAACAGTGTGGCTTAATACAAGCCGAGGGTCATCACTTTATCGTAAGAGATAGCGATAACTCAGTTTTATCTCAGTGTGGTAACACTTACGTTCCCATCCAAAACAAAGACATCTTCGACTTCTTTGTGAAGTTTACCCAAGCAGGTCACATGAAAATGGAGACCGCTGGATCTTTACGAGACGGCAAAGAAATCTGGGGTTTAGCCAAACTTGCCGACGACTTCGAGTTAGCAGGGGGCGATGAAGTCAAAGGCTATCTTCTCATTAACCAACCTCATGCTGCAGGTAAAGCAATGACGATCAAGTTTACACCGATCCGAGTTGTCTGCAACAATACTCTTACTATGGCATTACAAGGCGAAGGCACTGCACTTCGTATGCCACATGTCAAAGAGTTCGATGCAGATGTTCGTGCCGCAGCAGAAGAAGCACTTGGTCTTAGTAGTCAAGCAATAGCCGACTTCAAAGAAAAAGCCGACTTCCTCGCTTCACGTCAGTTCAAGCAAGAGTCCGTACTCAACTACATCGCAGAACTTTATCAACCACAAATACTCGTGGACAAAGCCAAAGCGATTACCGACGAAGAGTTCGTTATGCAGGAAAAGTTCAATACTACTGCTACTCAAGTTCTTCAAAACATCGACCTAAGTCCAGGAGCAACAATGAAATCTGCCAAAGGTACATGGTGGGGTGCATTGAATGGAGTGACGTATCTCGAAGACCACCAGCGAAGAGCAACTGCTGTCGGGAACGCACTTCATTCATCATGGTTTGGTGCAGGGGCTAACAGGAAAGCCAAAGCATTAGACAAGGCTCTTGAATATGCTAATGTAGGCTAGTCCTTCATCATCATATCTTTCTTACTTTCGCCCCATGGCTTTTTGCCATGGGGTTTTTCTTTGCATGGCTGTATTGTTTGACAGACTCGTTTCGTGTTACAAGAACAATAGAGTCAGTCAACCAAGGCATAAAAAACAGTATATTGTAGTATAAATCGCTTTTATGCCGTTCTATACTATACTTACGTTAAATTTTAGAAAGGAAGAAAGAAATGAAGAATCTAACAGTAAAAAGTGTTGAGTTGATAGACTCAGCAACAATAAGTAGCACTCACTTCAAGGTTTGCGTTTTTATTCCAGCAAAGCCAGAAGCTAGAGAAGTAGAGTTTTCTACAATCTTCGATAACTTTAAGAAAGCTGCGATTGCCTGCGATAAATGGTCAGAGGCTCTAGCAAAATACGACCCTGCGAAATATACATTTTGTGTGAAGGAGGTGCAGTAATGTTTATAGAAACACACGCTACAATGTTTTCACACTATGGAGGGGATCTACCAAGATCCTACTCCTCTATTGAACAGCTTTGTTGGAAATTGGAAGAAAACCCTGATTGTTATAATCCTGAGTATGTGGCTAATCAAATTCATAAAGATCTTGATATTGAGGTTGCTCGTGGCGATGTAAAAAGAGTTGCTGAACTGCAAGCTATGTTGAGGAGGGTCTACTAATGTATGCACTTTATGCTTACCGTGATGGTATGACTAATATCTTTATCAGGACATTCCCTCGTCTCAGTATGATGGGTTCGTCTACTATCGAAATGGGTTCTGGTTCCTATAGCGATGAATTTCATTCGTTTCCTGAAGCCTATGAACCATTCGCCCTTAATCTTAGAACTGGTGAACTGCTATGGTGTCCTGATGAATGGGAAGATGTTGGAGAAGATCTTCGTCAAGCGTTCTTTTCTAGCTTCTCCTGTTTCGACTAACTATCTCTAAATTGGGGCATTTTGCCCCAATGTTCTTTTTAAACACTTTGCTTGTCTGAATGAAGTAAAGTACCGTCATAATCTCATAATGTCATAAGTTCGTTTGTAATGCTCTGTAGACCTTGAATCATGGTTATGATATTTGTTTTTACAATATCATATATGTAATGATAGATAACGGGTCGGGAGAATCACTTTCTGTTTTTAAAAATAAAACTCACTGTATATTGTTATTGCGTAGGGTTAGATTTGGTGTTATGCTTCATGTGAAAGTAAGAAAAGGAGAATTGTATGAAAGACCTTGAGTATACTCCGCTTTTGCCTAGTGAGTGTGGCAATTACTGGATTACGCCAGACGGTAAGAGACATCGTCCACTACTCCCAAAGCACAAAAAGTTCAGTAGGCTGTATGTTGAAGGAATGTCTGCTGCCGCAGCAGCACGAAAGTCAGGCTTTACGAAAAGCATGATTGGCTCAAAAGTCCAGGGTTCTGCAATGTTGAGGACAAACCCACTTGTAGCAAACTTCATTATAGAACTTTTGGATAAGCAGAGAGAACGAGCAGATGTTTCGGTTGACTCGCATCTAACAGAATTATCCCATTTGCGTGATGAAGCCAAGGATACAGGGCAAATTGCTGCAGCCATCTCAGCCGAGGTGAATCGTGGCAAGGTCGCAGGGCTTTATATTGATCGCAAAGAGGTCATGGTCTCAAAGGTTGAAACAATGAGTTCCGAAGACCTAATATCCAGGATACAACAATTAGTTGACGGTAGCAACATGAAAGTAGTGAACCATGTACCAGACAGAGAAGACATTATATCAAGCAATGAAGAAAAACTTACCGAGGGTTCATTGGCAAAGAGTTGAGACTGGAGCATTATCAACGGGTGTTCCTGACGTCAATGGCTGTTGGCAAGGGTCAGAGTTTTGGGTTGAACTCAAGATAGGAGTCATTCAATCAGTCAAGTTATCACCCCAGCAATGTGCATGGCACATGAGGCGTGCTTCATCAGGTGGAGTAAGTTGGATATTTGCAAGCGACCCATCATCACGCAAACTTTGGATGGTCTCAGGCAATCAATCAATCAACCTTAGAAACAGGGTGGTTGATTCATCACTCTCTGTTCATCACTATAGTCAGCCATATGATTGGAAAGCGATTTTGGAACAGTTTTGCTTGACTGACCGACTGACTGTCTGATTGACTGACTCAAGAAAATAGTGATTTTGTATACATAAAAAACATTTAGTTTGTACTTTACTTTCGTAATATTGTACTATACTATATAATGATAATCGTAATTAAGCGTTTATACAGAAAGTAGAAAGGTCCAGTAAAATGGCAAAAGCTCAAAAGAAGGTCAACGCTTCCAAGTCAGTTGAAAAAGTAGAAGCTCCAAAGTTAGCAGTAGTATCACCAGTTGGAAATTCTGGTATACCTCGTCCAGCTAAGTCAGGCTTCGATACTCGCAAAGTAACATTACTAACCAAGACTATTGAAAATCGTAAGATTGCTGGTCAAGCTATGATTATCTTGAATACGCTTGAAGTTCTTGGTGGCTCTGCTACTCAAAAAGATATCGTTGATAACCTTGTGGAGAATGGTCTCGCTACTGTTCAAACTCCAAAACGTATCTATGATTTCTATCGCAAGATGCTCGTCGAAGCTGAATATATCAAGCTTGACTAACCTCTCTTTGAAACCAGCTTCGGCTGGTTTCTTTTTGTTCTTACGCTTGCTTGACTGACTGACTGACTGCCTTCATCATATCTTTCATCATAGCCCTGTTCATCATCATCATAATCTTGGCTCACATACATAGAGTATATATGTATGACTGACTGACTGGAGTGTATGACTGACTGACTGACTGACTCTACAGCAGGAAATAGCGAAAATAGATAGTTAACAAGTTAATTAAATAATTTAACTTTTTTTAATTATTTTCGTTTTTTTACTTTACTATAGTAAAAAAATGCTTAATA